AACCAAGCGAGCCCTGCATCTTAGTCGCGAGCTCGATCTTCTGGTCTCTGTTGTTCTTGTAGTAGTACCCTACATACAAGAGAGACTTTAAGTCGAGTGGAGCATCCCAGCCACCAAATGTTTGACCATCTGATCGTCGGAATGCTCTCTTCAAGAAAGTACATTCTTCTAGAGGTTTGTATGGTACTAAAGTACCATCCTTAGCTCCAGAAGTATACGTCATGTGAAACACGTCTGCCATATGCTTTGCGACAGTAACCTGATTGAACTCCTCGCACACAAGGTCCGAGATTCCCAATATGTTGTCGTCACCAAGCACATTGCAGCCAACCTGATCCCAAAAATCTCTACGGCCAGTCGTCAGTATGTAGCAAGCTGTCAAAAGCGTTGCGGAATACAACGAGTTGGCAATAGTTGTGAAGGGATGGCCACTAGGCAAAGACTTGTTCCACTGAATGACAACATTGCCATTTCCACCAACAATGTGGCGAGAATGCACTAGGTCTAACCATAGTACGTGGCGAATGCGAGCATTCTCCTCACCGTCATCATACCACTTGTTAATGTGGTCCAAGACAGCCCAATGTATGGGCGGTTGTTCGCTTGCATCATACCTCTTAAAGTCTCCGTCGAAGAACTTCTTTCTGTCTCTACCAGCTAGCACATTCTTGAGCTCCCACCAATCACGATAGGGGTTGGAACCGGCGCTAATGCCATTCTGCGTGTGCGAACGGAACAAAGCTGCCTGGTAAGCCCCAAAGTATTGGCGGAAGAGAATCACGTAATCAACTGGAGACCCCATAATCAAACGAGTCTCCACGTTGTCCAATTTTTCCTTACTACGGAGTTCATCTTTGAGAAAGACTGTGCACAAATGGGTGTGTCGCACACCCTTGCGCGCTTCTGCCTCAAGAAACTGGACTCTCGCAATAAGTTCCTTAGCTGGTTTGCTGTCAAAAGTCATCTCACCATCGAACCCGAAGAGTTCTTTCTTCCCATGAGTGAGTGAAAGGGTAAAGGGATAGCCTGCAGAAGTCGACCTATTGATAGGTTTAATCTTCAGGCCCTCAATACCTCGTACTGCTTCCTCGAAGGTCCAAATACCACGAGGTTCACTGGCAGTGGCCTCTCTCAATTTTTGCGTGTATATGTCAAGCGAAATTGAGATGAGTTCCTTCGGGAGGTCGTAGTGAACCTCCGTCGAGTACTGCTCAAGTCCACGTACCATGGGGAAAACTAGTTCTCCATTCTTGTCGTATGTAGGTCTGAGATGTGCTGGGCCCTTTTCAAAAGGTCCCAAAGCAGCTTCTTGGCCCAACTCGGAGAGCTTGAGCTTAGACTTGACCGGCATATTCACTCCCTTCTCAAGCTTAAATAAAGCCTGGAAAGAGCCCTTGAGCCAGCCTTGCTCACGCAAGTCGTCAAATTCCTCCGTTGTGAACTCAGCAATGTCAATACCATTCTGCTCACAGCTGGCTTGGGGGTCGTCCACAATGGCTTTGAAATGCTTAAGAGCATCTATAGCCGTCTCTTTGCAAACTGCTGCCCCATAGCCATACCTTCTCGCATTCTTCGAAACAGTACCTGCAAAGTGTATGCCCATAAGGACACGTCCTTTGTAGTACGTTGGGTCGGAGGCCATCACGGGGGCGCCGCAATGGCCTTTCTCGCTAGGCATCTCATATCTTAACACGTCAAGGCGTGTCGCGCCATTGTCGACTGTGAGTTCCGGTACGTCGTCAACTGACGGGCACCTAAAAACTTCCAGGGAGGGCTGTAGAACACCACCGACGTCAGCTAAGCGACAAACGTTAACTTGCACTGGTATCTTATTCGCAACGGCCTGTAGGATGTCATCGCACTCCATCATGTGATTTACCAAGGATCTGTGGGCACGGACAGTGCGCCCAAAATCCACAAACATGAGATCATCATAAGAACCTCCTGAAATGTAGTTCAAAGCCAGAAAGTCAGGAATAGACATGTTGAAGCGGAAATTAGACCCAG